CCAGGGAATTTTTCTTATTTATCTTGAATAAATACTCACCCCAATACCAAGCCGTGTTTCGTAGTAAAGAGGTACATAAAGAGGATTCACTGTACGCTTCAGCCTTCTGATACGCTGTTAACGCATCAGCACTAAGGCAAACAGCCTCACCTTCCATAAGGAATGGGAACACTGCTCTTTTCAAACCCACTTTAGGTAGACTGAGCGTTCTATGTAACCCAGTCCACCAATGTGCCTCGACTGTCTCTGTTGCTGGGTGTGCAAGCCAGTTAACAAGGTAGTTCTGTGCACATAATAAGTCTTCATAGTATCTATGATTCATAACTAACTTATTGATTAAGGTTTTTACCATAGTACTAGAATAAGTCAAGCCCGCTTGCGCATCAATAGGGTTTACGTGATAAGCGTATACTTCTTGCTCACCAATTTCTAAATCTAGATCCTGGTCAATGAGAAAAGGGCTGGTCCTTTTATTCCCAGATAGTATCTTATTCAATATTTTGATTTCATCTCTTGTCATACCAGAGCAATTGAGGTAACCCTTCCTATTTGCAACTGAATCGACAGCAGCGTCATTCAGAGGTATTTGATAATCACCAGCGACTAAAACACGCAAATCTAGTGAACTAGTCTGTACCATTATAGGATCCCTTAAAAACCGATTACTCTTAAAACCAAAGTGACTACCAAACTGCAAGCCGCTTTGAGAATGACCATCGTCATAAGAATACATCTCCCATATTTGTACTGGCATTACTAACACGTAATCCGACTCATTAAACTGGCGTCCTTGAGCAGTAAGAGCTGCCATTGCTCTCTGACTATCAGACACCCATTGTGAGAGTCTACCCGCCAGTTCAAGCAAATATTCTGACACTTCAGGACATCCCATTTGCTTTGTAGTATCAACTAAATACTTGCGCAATTCAATCATAGTCTCATAGGCGTCGTTACGCTTAATGCCGTTAGCTACCGCGTACCCTATAACTATGTCATAAGTCGTGTAGGTATTCTTTTCATAGAATAGAGCTTTATAATAAGTAATTAGAGCAGAAACTAAGACTGATGTAGCATTATCATAAAACCCACTAGCCATAATTGCGTTAAAGTACCTACCTATCCTAGCTTCTTTAATTT